GACTTTTAGTAATTCAACTTCTGATGCTGATCCGGGTGCAGGTAAAATAGCTTTTAATAATGGAACACTATCTAGTGTTTCAATTTTATATGTAGATGATGCAGATGATGCTGGTGCAGACATTACTTCATTTGTACAATCTTGGGATGATGTAACAAACACAACTGCAAGAGGAATTGTAACTGTAACTAAAGAAGGAACTCCATCTACTTATGCTTTATTTAAAGTATCTGGTGCAATAACAGATGCAAGTGGATATACAAAAGTTGCAGTAACTCATGTAGTAAGTGCAGGATCATTTTCAAATTTAGATGGTGTTGGAGTACATTTTAGTTATTCTGGAAATGATGGTTCTGGAGATATGACTAGCTTTACTTTAGCTGGAACTTCTGGAGCAAATCAAACTATTACTAATGGTAACACATTGACAATCGCTGCTGGTAATGGCATAACAACAACTGGTGGATCAACTGATACAGTTACTGTAGCAGCTAATTCATCTCAAAATTCCTTTATATCAACTACAGGTAAAGCATTGGTATTAGGTTTTTAAATAGGAGAATAAGATGGCAAGTGAATTATTAAAAGTTTCGTTAAACGCAGGAGTAACAAACTCAGAAAGTGTTTTACTAAATGGAGTTAATGGTCATACTTACACTATTTTATCAATAGTCATTACTGAAACAGCAGGAGCTGCTGAAACAGTAGATGTTTATATTGATGATGGTGGTGGAGGAACTGATTATGAAATTTTATCTGATCAAGCTGTTGGAGCAAATGAAACTTTTGTTTTTAATGACAGAATTGTTTTAGAAGATGAAGATCATCTTTGTGCTGCTACTGCAAGTTCAGCTAATGTTGATATTACTGTAACCTATTTAGATCAAACTAGGTAGTTTTAAATGACTGGTATAATAAAAAATAATGAAGGAAGATCATCTGGACTTAAAAAAGCTGCTGCCGCAGGTGTAGATGGTGTTAATTGGCAAACAGGTTCTATAAAAACATCTACATTTACAGCAGACAGTAATAAAGGATATTTTTGTAATACAGCAGGTGGATCGTTTACAGTAAATTTACCAGCAGGAAGTGCTGGTGCTGTTGTATCTGTTCAAGATTACAATAATACTTTTGATTCAAATTCTTTAACAATAGATCCACAATCTGGAGAAAAAATTAATGGTGGAGTAAATGGTGGAGAAATAGAATTAACTACAGAAGGTGAAGGAGTTACTTTTATTTATATAGATGGAACAGTAGGTTGGAGATCAATTCATCAATCAACTTTTGCTGATGTAGGAGCTAATGAATTATTTGTAGCTGCGTGTGGGGGAAACTCAACAGCTACTTGTGGAAATTATAAAATTCATACTTTTACAAGTCCCGGAACTTTTACAGTTTCTTGCGCAGGTAATGCGTGTGGATCAAACAAATTAGATTATATGGTAGTAGCCGGTGGTGGTGGTGGATCGGGTGAATTTTCTGGTGGTGGAGCTGGTGGTTTTAGAGAATCTGTACCTAGTCCTGCTGCTTGGACAGGAAGTCCTATTGCAAATCCGGGTGGAGCTTTAACTGCATCAGCTACAGGATATCCTATAACAGTAGGAGGAGGTGGTGCTGCAAATAGTAATGATGGTAATAATTCAGTTTTTTCAACAATAACATCTACTGGTGGTGGAGCTGGAACCGGAGGAGGTGGAAATCCGGGTGGTTCTGGTGGTGGTGGTTCTGCTGAACCTGCACCTAATAATGCTGGAGGTAGTGGAAACACTCCCCCTGTTAGTCCTCCCCAAGGAAGTAATGGAGGAGCTGGAGCTAACTGTGGTGGTAATCCAAGAGGTGGCGGTGGCGGTGGCGGTGCAACTGCTGTAGGTACAGCTGGAAGTCCCGGTGGTGTTGGAGCTGGAGGAGCTGGAGCAACAAGTTCTATATCTGGGTCTCCTGTCGCAAGAGCTGGTGGTGGTGGTGGTGCAGGTAATGTTCCGGGTAATAACACAGTAGGAGCAGGTGGAACTGGAGGAGGTGGTGGACCATCACCTTTAGCTGGTGGAACTAATACTGGTGGCGGTGGTGCTGCTTTTGGAAGACCATCAGGAACTGGTGGAAATGGTGGCTCTGGTATAGTAATAATAAGGTACAAATTTCAATAGGTAAATTATGGCACATTTTGCAAAAATAGGTTTAAATGGAAAAGTTCTTCAAGTATTAACTTTAGATAATTCTGATATGTTAAATGCTGATGGTGTTGAAGATGAAACAGTAGGACAACAATATCTGCAACAACATAATAATTGGACAGCAGAAATGTGGATTAAGACTTCATATAATACACACTCTAATACACATTCATCTGGTGATAATTCTAAAGCATTTAGAGGAAACTACGCAGGTATAGGTTATACTTGGGATGAAAATAACCAAATTTTTTGGTCTAAAAAACCTTATGCTTCTTGGGTAAAAGATATTGCAACAGCTTCTTGGAAATCACCAATTGGCAACGCACCAGATTTAACTGCCGAACAAACTTTACAAAACGAATCAGAAACACATTCTTGGGTTTACATTTGGAATGAATCCGCACATGAAGCTAACAATACAACAGGTTGGGTTTTGACAGATAAAAAAGCATAAATTAAAAATGGTGGTGGTATGCAAAAACAAGTATTAACAGAACAAGCCTTATATTATGGTGATGTGGCAATGCCTAAAGATTGGGACATTGACCGAGATAAATTATCAAGCGACATTTTACAATCAGTAATTCAAAACAAAGATTTTCCGTTTTCACGAATTTGGGATATGTTAAATACCTATATGCGAGATCACGTTGGTCTTGAGTATGGTTTTAATTTAGTTAACAAAGAAACGTGGGGTAACATCTATAAACCTAACGAGACTACAATTCCATTATTAAACATAGACCCAGTAGATTTGCGTAACTCACCCGATTATACTTTTTTATATGGTGTAAAAGTAAAAGATTGTTTTGTTAGAATACATTATGAAGATAACAGGCGTAAAGGAAGAAGTTGGGACATAGAACTTAAAAATAATATGTTTATTATGTTTCCATCAACTAATATGTATTACCTAACCAACAATCAAAAAGATTCATTAAACTTTGTACAAACAATAACTTATGAATATATCTAATTACTATTGGTATTTTCCTGCAGCACTCACACCAAAGTTTTGTGATGATGTAATAGCTTATGCAAATTCACAAAAAGAAGTTATGGCAAGAACTGGTGGCTATGGTGATAAAAAATTAGATAAAGATGAAGTTAAAAATATGCAAAAAAAAAGAAAGTCAAATTTAGTTTGGCTTAATGATACTTGGATATATAAAGAATTACACCCTTATGTTCACGAAGCAAATGCAAAAGCTGGTTGGAATTTTGATTGGGAAAGATCAGAATCTTGTCAGTTTACAAAATATAAACATAACCAATACTATGATTGGCATTGCGATAGTTGGGATAAACCTTATCAACGAGACAATGTAAATAATCCAGAGCATGGAAAAATTCGAAAATTATCTATGACCTGTCAATTAACAGATGGTTCAGAATACAAAGGTGGTGAGTTAGAATTTGATTTTAGAAACTACGATCCACACATGAGAGATGAAGCTAAACATTTAAGAAAAGCAAAAGAAATTTTACCTAAAGGATCTATTATTGTGTTTCCTTCTTTTGTATGGCACAGAGTTAAACCCGTAACCTCTGGCACAAGATATAGTCTTGTTGTTTGGCATTTAGGAAAACCATTTAAATAATATGTATATAAATAATTACTTTAATACAACTATTTGGTCAGAACAAAAACCAGAGTTTGTTAAATCGTTAAATAAAGCAAGTAACAAATATGTTAAAGCTGCTAAAAATTTTTTAGAAGCTAAAGCACATATAAAAAAGTTTGGTGATTTTGGAAGATCATATCACTCAACGCCACTTACAGCTGACAATAATTTTTTAGATTTTAGAAATTACATTAGTCAAAAATCTTGGGAATATTTAGATCACCAAGGTTATGATATGCAACAATATACAACTATGTTTAGTGAGATGTGGGTACAAGAGTTTGCTAAAAAAGGTGGTGGTCATCATTCAGCACACGTACATTGGAATCAACACGTATCGGGATTTTACTTTTTAAAATGTAGTGATAAAACATCTATGCCAGTATTTCACGAACCAAGAACCGGTGCAAGAGCTACAAAATTAAAAATGAAATTAAATCAAAAAGGTGTATGGGGTGGTAGTGAGCTTATACATTTTAAGCCTAAACCGGGTACATTAATTATTTTTCCGGGATTTTTAGAACATGAGTTTAGTGTAGATTTTGGAATTGAACCATTTAGATTTATACATTGGAATATACAAGCAGTGCCAAAAGAAATGGCTAAAGATGTCGTTTAAAAAAAATAAATATACAGTTATTCGTCAAGCAATATCGAAAGATTTAGCTACTTTTCTTTACAATTATTTTTTAATGAAAAAACAAGTTTATGATACTTCTTTAAAAGAAAGATATATTTCACCTTATGAAACTTTGTTAGGTTATTATGAAGATACTAATGAACAAATACCTAATACATATTGTTCTTATTCTGATATTGCTATGGAAACATTAATGTTAAAATGCCAAACTATAATGGAAAAAACTACAGCATTAAAATTACAACCCTCTTATACCTACGCAAGAATTTACAAAAAAGGAGATGTGTTAACAAGACATAAAGATAGATTTAGTTGTGAAATATCTACGACTATGAATCTTGGTGGAGATCATTGGAATATATATATAGAACCTTCGGGTAAAGAAGGCATGAAAGGTATTAAAATACAATTAAATCCGGGTGATATGTTGGTTTATAGAGGTTGTGAATTAGAACATTGGAGAAATAAATTTAAAGGAAAAGAGTGTTGTCAAGTATTTCTTCATTACAATAATAAAAAAACTAAAAATTCAAAATTAAATTTATTTGACAAAAGACCACATTTAGGACTTTCAGCATGGTTTAAAAAATGATAAAGAAATATTGGGATGGATAAGCACCACCTTATTCATCCTTAAACACTAAGATTATTTATTATGAAATTTGTTCTTATGCTTTCAGTATGTTCATTTGTTTCGGGAGAATGTAAGCCACCAATACAATATCAAGAAACATTTGATACATGGCAGCATTGTGTATTAACTGCTTTAGATACTAGCACTAAATATTTATTAGCTATGGACACTGAAACAATAAATAAATTTCAGCTATCAACTCAATATAATTGTAAACCACAAGATACAATCTAATGCCTAAAAATTCTGCACTTGAAAGAATAGAATCACACGAAAAACTTTGTCGTATTATGCAAAAACAAACTCATCAAAAAATTAACAATATTGAATTAGAAATTAAAGATATAAAGAAACACTTGTACTATGCTATGTCAGCATTAATAGGTGGTATGTTTACAATTATAGTTATATTATTTCAAAAACTTTAACTCTAAAGGTCTTTATGGCTAGAAGAAAGAAAGCAACTACTGGTCTAATAAACGAAATGAAAGTACAGATTGAACTAGCAAAAGACCCAAATATTCTTGTATTTACACC